TTCTACAGGTGCCACAGGTGCTACGGGAGCTATGGGTGCTACGGGAGCCACGGGTCCAACGGGCGCTGATTCTACGGTTCCTGGCCCAACGGGTGCTACGGGCGCTGGATTAACTGGAGCTACGGGACCTACGGGACCAGGAGTTGGAAATGACGCAGGAATTATTAATAAATTGCAATTATTACCTACTTCGGCTACTCTTGGTTCAACGGGTGTAAGCTACACTGGAGTAAATGGAGTAGGGATCCAAAGTAAATTTTTGAATATTTCAGCACCACCAACGGCTGGATTGAGTGGTGGATGGAAATACGAAAGATTGCCTGGAACTTATTCTGCTGCACTAACAGGTGTTACAATTACAGGTTTGGGAGGCCAATTTTCATGCACAGGCGTTGCTAATACATATTTGCGTGTAGGACAAAAAGTAACTATATCAGGTACATTGGCGGGTACTGGAACTATAGTTGGTTACACAAATCCAACGACATACATAATTAGCGCAACAAACGGCTCAACGACGTTTACATTGAGGACTGTAGGTGACACAGGTATTGTAACAACTGTAGGAACACCAACTGGTTTAACATACACATTAACCGATTACACTATGGCGAATATTGTGATAACAGGTCCAACAGGCCAATTCTCGTCTGCAGTAAATTTCTATCGAATCGGACAGTATGTAACAGTCGCAGGTACAAGTTCTGGTTCAGGCAGTATTCCTGCAGGTAGTTATTCTATTATTGAAACAAACGGCTCTACTGGATTTACACTAGCATATCAGACTACTGATTTCACACCAGTTGCAACTACACCAGGAACGACAACTGGATTAACGTTTACACTAAGTGATAAAATGTTATTTACCATGTATAACCCATATTATCCAACTCAAGTTACAGGTGCACCAATGTCATATCCTGCAAATACTCCTAAAATTAAAAAGAAAAACATGAAATCAATGTGGGCAGTAATTACGCCAAGTGTATCAATGCCTCTTACAGGAACAGGACAGCTTTATTTATTCTTTAACTTGTATACGTTTGATAACGTTAAGGGATCTCCGACATTTTATACAAATCGGTTTGATTACAATACTCCTAGAGCAGTTGAAAACTTTTCAAATGAAACATCAATTGTCTTACAGGCAGGTACCAAATATTTGGTTTATGCAAAAGATAATCACGATTATGTTCTCAATCAATCTGCAGTCGATACAACGGGATATGCTCAGACTACATTACCATTCCAACTTACCACGGAGATGTTGAAGGATCCATATGATATATATACGAATATTCCTCACGTTCCATTCAGTTACAATTTTATAGCTATGCCACGCATACTTGTATACAGAATTACAGGTGTAACGGGACAATTTAATGGCGTTCCGATTAATGTTGTTGGAGGAGCAACGCCGTATCTATCTGATGGTCAACAGATTATGATCTTGAGTTCACCGTTTGTAAACGGTACAATTATATATCCACCACATACACCAGGTAACATGTATATTATTGATGGCGCGCCAACAAATGAAGCCGATGGAACAGTTACCTTTAAATTAAAAACAATAATGAACGAACCTCTTGTAACAACTATTACTTCTGGAGCTACGTTAACAACTGTTGCTATTACAGGCACATCGGGACAATTTTCATGTGCTGCTGCAACATTAGTAGTTGGACAAACAGTGAGAATATCGGGTACGCCAACTGTACCTGGAATTATTTCTCCATATTCAGATCCAACAACATATCAAATAACAGCAACAAATTCAAGTACTACATTTACATTGGCTACAATAGCTGGCGGAGCACTTACTACAACTGTGGGTGCTACAACTGGATTAACTTTTACAGCTTGGAATATGGGTACAAATTTGAGACTTCTTGTAAACCCACCAGACATAAATAATGTATATGTCAGCCAAATGGCAATAACAACAAGTTCAAATAATGCAACAACTCTGCCTATTGGATTTACCGTTCACAGTATGGGCTTTAACGGTATAGCTGATGACTCTTCAGAGGTAAATGTTGAATATACGCTAACATACTAATTTAAAAAAAGGTAGATATATGATAAAATGCCAACTTGGATTGAAACACCCGTTAGACTTGACGGTCAAACAGGTCCTACTGGAGAAATGGGTCCCACGGGCGAGATGGGTCCTACAGGTGAATTTGGTCCTACGGGAGAAATGGGCCCAACGGGCGATTTTGGTCCCACTGGTGAAGCAGGTGCTACGGGTGAAGCTGGTGCTACGGGTGAAGCAGGTCCCACTGGTGAAGCAGGTGCTACGGGTGAAGCAGGTCCTACGGGTGAAACGGGTGCTACGGGAGAGGTAGGTCCCACTGGTGAAGCAGGTGCTACGGGTGAAGCTGGTGCTACGGGTGAAGCAGGTCCTACGGGTGAAACGGGTGCTACGGGAGAGGTAGGTCCCACTGGTGAAGCAGGTGCTACGGGAGCTACGGGTCTTGTAGGTCCAACTGGTGCGGCAGCAACGTCATCGGGCAAGGTTATGATTGCAGCAGGATGGGATACTGCTGGTGAAAATTTTGTACTTCGTTCAGTAAGTCGAGGTGTTAATTGGAGTGCAGCTGGAGTAACTGGACTTCACCCGAGCTTTCGTGCAACTGCAGTTGCTTATAATGGCGTTACGTGGGTACTATCTACGGATGTAGGTACTTATTTCTCAGAAGATGGGTTGACGTGGACTCAAGAGTCAAATGCTTTCGCGGCTGCTAATTTTATAAAGTGGAACGGGAAGCAGTTTGTAGCATCGGCAGTTATTGCTGGTGATGTAAAAGTATTTAATTCTGCAAATGGAATTGTTTGGAATGTAGTCAATTTAAGCGTTGGTCTTAGCGGTTCAACTGCTGGAGGTACTTTTACAGATCCAGTACTATCTGATGTTGCATCTGACGGTAACAAATGGGTTGGAGCTATTGATGGTTATTCTCCTCAAGGCTACCCTTTTATAGTATCAAACACTAATGGTGAAAGTTGGACAGATGCTGGTATTACTGGTACAGACGGGTTTATGCAACGCGCATACGGAATTAGCTATGCCGAGGGTGTTTGGGTTGCCGTTGGTAGTAGCGATGCTGACTCAAGAACAACTATTATGCGATCAAACGATGGTCTAAGGTGGACTGCAGTAGGAGGAGGAACTACTACAACTGATTTTGGTCTAACTGGTGGTGGTTCATACGTTGCATCTAATGGAGTTCAGTGGGTCGCTGTTGGAGGAGGACATGCTGGTTCTGCAACTATTCTAACATCTTCCGATAATGCAAAAAATTGGACTTCAGAGGGTGTAACTGGAAATTTTAATTCGCCTTATGGTAGTAATGTTTATTTCAATAGTGTAAAGTGGAATGGATATTACTGGGTTGCAGTAGGAACTAATCCAGATTCTATTGCATATTCTCTAGACGGTCTAACATGGGTTCGTGCTACAGCAACGTTCCCAGATGCCATAGTAAATGAAGTTGCGTCTGATTATATTCAATCCATCTTGGGAGGAGTAGGTGTTGTAGGAAGTAGTGTTGGCGAAACTGGTCCTCGCGGAACTATAATTTATTATGGATATGGCGGTCCTACGGGAACTGCAGGCTGGATAGCCCCTGGCCCAACGGGTGTTGGTCCAACGGGTCCAGGCATTGAGCCCCAGAGAAGCGGAGATTTCTATCTTGATTTCAATGATGGTCGTCTCTACTTGACGCCTTAGACGCACAACTTTGTGACAATTTTATGAATAGATAATGTCGAAACACCTGAAGCTTCAGATACAGGTTTCATTTGCGTTTTAGTTTTTAGGTTCATTACGTGAGCCACAACTCCTGCCACGATAGTCTTGGGAGTGTGCTCAAATTCATCTTCTGATTTGGTGGCAATCATATCTAATAAATTCAGTATTTTTGAGCGCTGGGAATCGTTCAGTTTCATAGAGGCACAAAGTCTCTCGGCAATACCAATTTGGGTTTGCAGAACAGTATTATCAGTCTTTGAAAAGTGAGTAATCGCTTTACATAGGGAACGAATGTTCACTGTGAAGAGCGTCGCTATTTCCTCGTGGCTACGAGGAACGCCGTGATTACGGCAAGTAACGAATACAGATGCACCCATGAGCGCACGACGAGTTTCTCCGCGTACTTTCTGGGCTTCTTCCAAATTTTTATAAATCGCACAAGCTTCTTGAACTATTGCTTTGGGTAGACCTGCGTGTGTACACGACAATTGAATTGCATCGAAAATACTCATCCAAGATCTCTGGTTATTTGAGGATTGTGACCAGCAAGAAAGGCGCTGGATTGATTTCATTTCGGGAGACATGATACCTTTGTAAGAAACAATACATCCATACGAATGTTCGGGCAAGAGATCTGACGTAGCAAATCCTGCGCGACATTTATCTTCTCCTTTTCCAGCTTCATAATTTCTCCATTCTGCAGTTTCATCGATGTATCGGGTAGTAATAAGTCCGCATTTCTCGCAAACATGTTCGCCTTCGTCCACAATGAAAGAATGCGAGCACTCCATGTTTGTACTTCAAGGACTCGCTTTTTTAGTATTCGTTTTAACCGAACTAAAAAACATTTTCATAACCGACCAATTTGGAGGAATGTATCTGACAATATGTTTATGAATAAATTCTTCATATAAATATTTTATCTTTAAGCTTAGTTGTTCCAGAAACAAGAACATGGCAAATGCAAAGAAGAGACCTGAAATGTATGTGTCAATCAAAATATCCATAGATTTTGAGACGGGGAAAATGGGGGCATAATCTCGAATCACATAGGTTGTCCAGAAGGCTACAGTACCGATAATTCCAAGTTCTACAAAAATATCTCCTAGCTGGTAAGCAGTATTTTCAGATTTCCACGTTTCATCGCAGTCATCAAATAAGTGATAAAGAAGTACCGATAATAAAAGACCTATAAATGTATAAAAAACTGCTAAAATACAAATATTCAGAGTTCCGTAAAGAACCGTTTCCATTATCTTAATCAGTAACTTTTAAAATAATAACACCTCCTCCGATCATTGCAATCGCCACAAAGTCATGGAAGTGAAGCTTTTCTTTAAAGTAGAGAACACCAACTGTAGTAGTTGCCATCACAGATAAGCCAGACCACAAAGCGTTGGTAAACGCCAGTCCTGTCATTTTAAATGTTTGAACCAACATTCCCCCTACACCGACATAAAGAAGAACACCCAACAAAAAGAACCTCCAGTCATTCAATGACGATTTAAAACAGCTCATTGCACACGTTTCTAATCCAACAATTACCAGAACATACACTAGGATAATTAAATATTGACTCTTCATTTACATATTCGGTGACACAAAAGAAGGATCATATACTTGTGGACGATAGTTTGTTGTGAGAATTGACTTTCCGCCGTCTCGAGTTTTTACAGGTTTCATCCACGATATGAATAGTGTATTATTTTCAACAATCCATACCCAGTAACCTGCTTTAGCAAACTCAGAAACTAGAAACTCTACTGCATCTTTTATTGGGTAAAGAGGGTACCCAAATACATACGAAGGAACTTCATACACAATGTATGGAGCGTTTGGAGAATGTGTGGCATGAGTACGTATCTTTGATTGAATTTGAGCAATTATTGGATTCATTGCCGCCATCCTGTTTGATTTGCGCTCTTCCTGTTCATCCCATACGTCACGGGCTTTCATCATCTTGACTTTATTAAAGACAAAGAATGCCTTTCACAACACTTACCCTGGGGGGTGGAGGAACTAAAGGTATTTTGCACGTAGGTGTGTTACTTGAATTGCAAAAGTATCAACCATTGGTATTTCCAGGAGGAGTGTATGGCGTATCTGTCGGATCAATTATTGCTACTTATCTCGCATTTGGATTACCATTTAACCGAGAATCGGTTGAAAAATTCAAGCATATGTTTTGCCCTTCATTTTTTGTAGATGAAATTGATTTCCCGAAACTGGCTCAGAGTTACGCTTCAAAAGGTTTGGTTGGAACCGAAAAACTCTGCAATTCTCTCGAGTCTGTTTTTAATGAATACGGTATAAATATTAGAACAACCAAATTATCTGATGCAAAGATGCCATTGTACATTATTGCATCAAATTTGACAAAAGCTAAACCTACTATTTTTTCAGGGGACGTTCTTCTTGTAGACGCACTCAGATGCTCATGTGCCATTCCTGGAGTTTTTAAGCCTCAAATTTTGTACAATCAAGTTTACATTGACGGAGATATGTTCTGCCCATCAATTGACTATTTTGTTACAGATCTTGATAATGCTATCTGCCTTTCCCTGAAATGCAAACTTGTAGAAAATAAATTCACTGCAGAAAAGATTGAAGAAATGTCGCCTCTAACATACATTCACGACATATATTCTCTAATAACTGAAAACTTTCATACGCAAACAAGAACTGATCGAACAATACGACTCAGTTATCCAAAACTTACATCTGTGTCTGATTTGAAAGATTTTGATTTGGATGATATTTTTAAAGCATGTTCGTCATTTTTACGTAGCTTTCTCTGGTCCAAGAACCTCCTTGAGAAAAGCTCTGAAGTTCTTAACAGTGGGCTTTCCTGAGAACTCAAATACTTTCATATTTGTTTCTACCTTGAATGTTGGATAACCAGTTATCTTGTAAAGACTAGCTTTTCCTTTATCAGAATCACAATTTACTTCTTCAAATACAACCTTTTTACCTCCGTAGGTATAATTTGAGTTTTGAATAACTTCTTTCAGAGAAGCCCATGGTTGCTGAGATTTCTTGCACCAAGGACACCAGGGCGTGTAAAAAAACATGAATTTTGATTGATTTTCGTCCATACTGTTTTCAAGAGGAGGAGTTGTTACAATTGTTCGTGACCCAGGCATAATTCCCCTTGTAAAATAATATATTACAATAACTAGAATAACTACAACAAGCGATACTCCAAATGCAATTCCGATAGTGCTAATGTCCATCCTTGTTAAATGTAGGGTACAAAACTTTCGCTTCTAGGCGCTGTTTCTCAAAGTATTTGCGATAGGCTTCCTCTTTTAGAAGAAGAGGTTCTCGCACAAGCATCCATGCTATTTCGTTTGTTTGACGTTCGGGTTCGTATGGTTTTTGATTGATTCTGTACCATTTACCACGGTAACGTATGGCCTCCATCTTATACAACAACATAAGTATCTTTTAAAACAGTTCCATTTTTCGGGAAACACGTTATTCCATTCAGAAAATGTATAGTTATTGCTCATCGAAAGATTGCATCGTGAACAAATTGGATACAAATTTGAAAGAATGGTTGGTCCTCCCTTTGATTCAGGAATATCGTGACCACATTGGAAATCAAAAACGGTTATAATGTTTGTACACCAATGGGTTAAACATTTTGTTTCGAATCTTTTTCCGAAACATTTTAGCCAAACCTGTTCGCGTATAGCTTTTGGAATCTTTTGCTTATTCATTTCTAGAATGAATTTAGAGTAATTAAACCAATGTTAGAAAATGGCGAACCTTGTTGCAAGTGTTTTACTGCAAAAAGAAAGCCCAAATATTCGTGAACAGTTAATTACTATAACAGAACAGTCTGGAAATATATTTGTGAATGGAGTAAAACTAGCTCCTAATTATTCTGTCGAATCAACACTCCGTTCGTTTGGAAATATTAAGCCTGAATATTATTTGAATACAACATATTTGCAATCTACCCCGCAAATGAAGTATCTGTCGACCCGTAATTTTATGTATTGTGTCTGGGAAGACTTTGCTGTTTCAAATGTACTTATTGCTGCAACTGTACGTGTTTCAAAAATGGATTATGAATCGGGATACGATTCTTTTTCATAAATAAGAAATGGACAATAAAGTTCATGAGGCTATTAAGAACATTTGCACTTTCATGAAATCAACTCATGATATTGATTATATCGGCGATTTCGTAAAATACGATGATCCTGTTCTCTATAAGATTATCTTTATTGGAACACAACGCCGAAAAATAGTTGTAGAACTTCTGGAGAACGGCAGTATGTGTGTTCTCCAGACTATTGATGTTGTTTATAGTGAATTAAGTGGATTTATGAATAAATTTATGGAATTTCTTGCTTAGGGAAAGCCAACGAGTTTGGCACCAATACCGAAGCCCGCGCCCGTACGTGCCGATGCGCCTACACTAGGCGCATAGATGTCGAGGACTGCAAACGTGGCAAGCGCTACCATCGCAATCATACCGATCTCCGAAAGCTTGAGACCCTTACCTGGAAGAAGGTAGGCGGCTACAGCTACCGCGAGACCTTCGAGAGCATATTTAAGTGCGCGAGACATGAGGTCGCCCATATCAATACCCATTGGTTGAGCAACGGACTTTTGTTCTGGCATTTTATAAAGATGTTTAGATAAAAAATGACAATTCATGTAAAAATAAGTGTTGATGACGATGTTGTGAAAAAATATAAAATACACGACACATCCTCTATAGTTTTTTTAATCATTGTGTATCTCAACGATCCTGCAGGATGGGGCAAGCATGGATACTGGTTCGAAGAAGTTAAGCACGGAGAAAAAGTCCACATACGTCTTTCAAGCAATCAAACAATTACATCTGAGTGTGGGTTACCTAATAATCTTTCATGTGCAATTCTTGGCGGAAATAAGATGTGGCTCAACGCAGACCGATGGTTTCATGGTTCTGCTAAAAGTAAACTTTCACTCGACAATTACCGTCAATACATGGTATCTCACGAAATGGGTCACATTCTTGGCCACGAACATTCAGACTGCCCATGCAAAGGATGTCGTGCTCCAATCATGATGCAACAGACTCTCGGAATAGGCCAGTGCAAGCCCAATACTTCGGTATAAAACGAATTTTTTTAAGTTAAATGCTAGTTGGTAAGAAAGTGAAAATGTCATTGCAAGATTTGATTTATCATCAACGTGATCGTGCTGCGTTCGAGGCGTCCAGAGTTACAATCTGGACCAACCCAGCGCGCAGAGACGAGATTTATCTCGAGCGTCAGAAGATTGAAGAAGTCATTTACCAGATCAACAGGCTTGTGAAGCCTGTTAACGAAGACCCGTTTGCAAGAATGGGTGGTGGCAGAGCGCCAGAACCCGTACCGAAGTACATCAAGGACTCAATAGCACCGCTGTGTGCGAAAATTGAGGAGCTTACACAAGAGCTCAACAGTCTTATCGATGTAGAAGCCAGCCGTCGCGAAAGCTCAAGACTCCTTCAGGAGTATCTTGGCGTAGCTACGATGTGATCTTTAAAAACGGATTTTTTTTTACTAAAGTCATATACTCCAAGAACATAACACAAGAGAATGTCAACTCAAGCCGCATTTAACGCTATCACGCTGGAGGACCTGAAGAGGTCCTGGCCTGACAAGTATGGGCGGACATCAGATGAAGCTCTCTATGTCATGGATGGAATTAAAGCCGTCCGAAACACCCCTGGAGGGTGGAAGTTCCTGAAGAGCTACGATCCCCCTAAAGGGTTCATGTTCTCAGAGCATCCCAAGCTCTCCGAGATTGAATCCAAAGTAGACCAAGACGGAACGATAGGCCATTCAGGCTCGTCGTACGGCTGGACTATGCGCCAAGTTGAGCGCATCGTCAAGCATGGTCTTTAGACTGGAAACTTTTTCTATTAAAACGGATTTTTTTTATTAAACAGACTATACTTCAAAACGAGAAACAAGAACAAAGTACAACTGAGAAGAAAGAAATGGAATTTATCGAGAAGCTCGCACACGCTCTGTCTCCCGCTGGGATTGCAGAAGCGCAAGCAGCAATGTCACGTGCAACCGCACCCGCAAGGGTGGGAATGATTGAGGGAAAGCGGTATATCCGCAAGACCTACAACAAGGACAAGAGTGTAGCATCAGAGACGTATGTCGGGACCTTTGTACGCAAGTACAGGATGGGCTCAGGCGACGGAATGACGTACCACGCAGAATTCAAGGACGACGACGGTAAGACCGTGTCGTTCACGGAAGAGATGTGGGGCAACGTTGACGACGTGCCTGCAACGTACTCTGAGATTCACGAGTGACAGCCGAAAGGCGCAATTTTTAATTTACGTTAAATGTACCAACTTTAACACACTCGAAATAGTAAACATAAATGCCTCGCGAGACACTCCCTGCAAAAGAATCTGATGGAACCGTTATTGATTATCTTGAAGAGGACCCCGAAATTCCGACTCAGCGATACAGTATCATTTCGTTCATTTCGCCCGAGAAGGTGATTGTACAGAAGAATGAGTTCATGAATAAGAAGTTTGTGGAGTGGCTGGAGTACGATTGGAAGATCAAGGGCCTTGAGACGCTCATGGCTTTTTTGGCCAAGAAGTATTCTTTGAAGGTAGATGATCTTTTTAAGGATCTCGATGAGTTCAAGAAGGTGCATAATGAGGCAATTGCAAAGACGGATATTCATGAGCAACACCAGGTCTTTTTGCTTAAGAAGGAGAAAGAGCTGGAGGCAGAGTTTACGGAGTCCGTTGATTTCCGCACCAATGTCCGTGGTGTAAAAGTTCGTCGCGTATTTGCGAATCTGGAAGAGACCCAGCATTTTGCCAAGGTTCTGCAGAAGCGATATCCCAATGATAACCTGTATATTGGAAAGGTGGGTGCCTGGCTTCCGTGGGATCCTTCCGAGAACCTGATGCCCGAAGTAGAGTATGCAGAGAAAGAGCTGAATGAGCTTATGCGCAAGTATAAGGAGAACGAGGTGAATCGCGAGATCTTCTTTGAGGAGGAGAAGACTCAGCGTATTCAGGCTCAGAAGAAGGAGAACGAGGAGCGACGCAAGAAGGCTCTCGAAGATTCTAAAGCTGATGCAGGAGTTGCAGATACGTCTGATATTCAAAGCGCAATTCAGATGCCAGTTCACCCTTCGGAAGGCGGAGCACCTCGTGATCTGTAAAACGGAATTTTTAACTACAAATTTTAAGTTTCAAAACAAGAAAAATGAGCGGTCCTTTCACTTTCAAGCTGAAATACTATCACGGTGGTAGCATGCACGACACATACTGTGTAACTTACTTCTATAAGGGGCAAGCTATTCCAAACGTGAACGGCAAGCCCTACCACATGACAGAGACCAAAGTTGACATCGAGAAGATGAACAAAGACTATGCGGCAGATCCTGCAGGATTCCTGAAAAGGGTGTCCAACAGTTTTACGCCGTGTCGGAATGATGCTGGTAAAGCGCTGATCGAGGCAGATTTGGCCTTGCTGAGTGCAGGTGGAGGATAGACTCATGGAGTCTTTTTAACATGCACCCATGGTCCCGAGTTCTTTTTCCGCATAGAATCAATATTGTACTCGTCTGCTGCCAACATCGTGCTTGAGAACGGTTTATTATCTACCCAAAGCGAATCGTCGCACATATGAAACACTGGATGATCTGATGCTTTATACCAAAACACCTGATCTTCTAATTTGTTCGACTGAACACCATTGCAAATAACTAAGCACTCAAAATTCTCGGTACATTGGTCCATAAACTGGCAGAACATTTCAAAAGTGGGAAACATACCTGCATAGTTGTCATAAATACGACGACGGTTATTCACGATAGACTCTCGCAAAATAAACACGAAATCGACGTTGGTTCGGAGATTGGGAGTAATACCGAGAGGATACTGCATGGTAATGATTGTCATCAAATCAATATGACGACCGTTCATGAACACGTAACGAGTCGATTCTTCTTTAATCCACGAAGCGTCATAAAGACAGTCATCTAAGATAAGGAAAGCACGAGGATCGGCAGAAGAACTTCCGCCTGATCTCTTTTTCTCTTCGTTGCGGGCAGTTTTAGCGCCAAGCTGACGTTTAATAACACCCATCACAATTTCAGGCCTGTACTTGTCATGAATTAGCTTTGAAGGAACCATATGCTGGAAAAACTCGTTGGCTACTTCAGTTCCCGAAATCACTGTTCCAATTGGAAACGCATGCTGGGCATTATACAGAATATCGCGAACCAAGAAGGATTTACCCGTATCTTTCTTTCCAATAATAACAATCATTGGAGATTTTCGTGAATCGATTTCGCAACGGTCTTTCAACATATCAATATTGAATTTTTTGATTTGAAAATTCAGCGCCATCCTTAGTTTTGTGCGTGAATATTTTCGATTTGCTTTAACCCCTCTGGATAATATATGGGAAAACGAAAGCAGTCCGATTTGAGAACCATTCCTGTTCCACTGATGGTCCACCGATATGACATGAAGCAGGTAAGGAACGTTTCAAAACAGCATTGGAATATTGACCATCTCCAACCATTTTTTCCTCCAATTGAACGATTATTTAAAACCGAAGTTCTCTCGAATCCCAAAGAGTTTGGATTCAGATTTTCCGAAGAGATTGTTTCTTTAGTTGATGAAAACACTATAAAGACTTCTAGTGGAAAGACAGTTGAAATTCACAAGAAGATCACCATGCTTCTCAGTCCATACAAATGGATGCAGGGAGATTACGGAACTTCTTTCGGTCTTCCTTCTTTATCGGAAGAGTTTGTTGAAATGCAAAAGAAACTCCAGAATCCTGGTAATGCGGCATATGTAGGTGCTCTAGTATCTGCCGTTCTTTCGGAATCAGGATGCCAGCACTTTCCCAAAGTATTTGGATTGTTTATTGGAGTTTCCGATAAACACACTATAGATATTTCAGACGATTACGGCGATTTGTGTGACAGATCCTGGTTTTCGCAGAATATTGGAAAGACATTCGAAATGAAACTTGCGGATGAAATTGGAGATGCTATGTTCACTCATACTCGCACTTCTCGGGCACCTGTTGCAGTAGGGGAAGATGTTGAATTAGAAGATGTTGAAGAGTATCCTTCATTAGAAGTTCCCCACACAGAACCTGCAGATATGTCTCGCGTTATCAGTGGCGAAGAAGATGACGATGACGATGAATCTGATTCCTCTTCTGTTTCCACTTCATATATCTTTGCAGTTAAATCTTGTGAATGCGATTCAGATGAGGAAGAGGAGGACGATGAATCAGATGACGAACCTTTCGCGTGGGCTTCTTTCAAGAACGTTCCTGTCCAAATGACTCTCATGGAAAAGTGTTCTGGAACTTTCTTTGAACTCTGTTCGGCTGTTTCTGACGAAGCCAAACATCTTGCTTGGCTATCTCAAGTAATGTTTGCCCTAGCATTTGCTCAGCGCATGTTTTCGTTTACGCATAATGATTTGCATTCAAATAACGTTATGTACGTAGATACTGTTGAAGAGTTTTTTTATTATAATTGCGAAGGCAAATTCTATAAGGTTCCGACATACGGAAAGCTAATTAAGATCATTGATTTTGAGCGGTGTGTTGCAAATGTTCGTGTTATGGGAATGAAAGAGCCCAAAGTTTTCATGAGCGATCATTTTAACATTGATGAAGAAGCAGGAGGTCAATATAACTGCGAACCTGAATATCTACCAAAACATCCTGTAATAAAACCAAATCCTTCGTTTGATCTTGTACGTCTTGCTACTTCCATGTTCTGGGACTTGTTTCCTGAAGGCCCTGAGTGCCTTGATTATCGCGACAATACTGTTTTCAAATTCTTTACAAAATGGCTCAAGTTGGAAGATGGTTCGTCAGTAATGTTTGGAAAGAAAGATTTGAAGCATGATAGGTATCATGGGTTCCATCTTTACAAGGCGATTGCACGCTTCTGTAAGGATGCTGTTCCACGAAGTGAAATTGGTGATTTGAAAATGTTTAAGGTAGATTCTGTGCCTGCAGGAACTTCTGTATGCCACATTGACGCTTAAAACGGATATTTATATAATAAATTGTTTATCCTAAAAAATGGTACAGTATAAACTAACCGAATCCGATAAGGAACAGATATTGAAAGATCATGTCTTTCCAGTTCACGGCTTAACAGATTATAATGTCGAATACGTTCTTGGATTTCTAGAGGCGTACAGGTACCACCCAAAATACCGACGCGGATTGTATTTCAAACGCCCAAAGAATTGGACGAAAGCTTATGTACAAGCCGTCGATAAAGTCGCGTGCTTCTTCAAGTACGGCGATGACCTAAACAATGGACCTCCTGTTCCTAACTAAAACGAGGGTTTGCCCACAAACATGTCCTGGACTGCAGGAATGTCCATATTTTTCATTGTGTCTGCAATTACGTTTGTAGAAGTTGCAAATATAACACCTGCAGTAATTAGACCACCAAACAAGCTGAGCTTTGCAGCATCAATCCACTCGATGGGCGCTTCCTTTGAGCGTCGTTCAAGTGTATATACAATAAAGCAAACTATTGCCACAGCAACCGAAGCAATAACAATCATCATTTATTTCGAAAATCAGGTTAAGTTTACAGATTTAGAACGAGGGACTCCGAAGCACGCGACTCCAGTTCTTTCAGAGGATCCTCTTCTTTGGGAATTTCAGGAAGTTTTACAATAACTGGTTTGGGTTCAGGCTTAACCTCATCCAAATCCTTGAAATCAATTTCTGCCGTTTCTTCCGAAACCTTGATTGAAGGAAGATCCTCCTCTTCACTTTCATCTTCCTCTTCGTCTTCTAGATCATCAAACTTTACCTTTTGGTGCTTGACTTCTTCTTTTACTTCAGGAAGAGATTTGGGTGGCTCATCGTCTGGCTCCTCTTCATCTGCAAAGTACTTCTTTGCAATAGCCTCCCACGGCAAGAATCCGCGAATAACCTGCTCCATACAATCCGTAACAACTTTCTCGATTTCCTGGCGATTACGTGCCTGCACTTCCGAGCTTACGCCAAGCGTCTTGAAATAATAAGCTACCTGCCACAACTTGCGTCCTGAATGTTTATAGAGCTCATGGACAAACTTTGCAAAACTGGGACGGTTAAAGTCAATCTTGATTTCAGACGAAGAGCCACGGTAGTGTAGGCTTGCGAATGAACGCATGTACGAAATAAATACTCCCATCAGCAAATCATCCATATACGTGCATTTAGTGATCTTTACAATACGCTCTACCTCTGTGGTTAGGGTAGCATCCGTCCATTCTGGAATTTTGGTGAGCATGTTCTGAAATGTACGCAGGACTTGATCTAGTTGGCCATTGCGCTCACATAGATCTTTTGCAGAATCGTAAATGCTCCAGAACCCGTCACTTACGGGAGGAACAATAAGACTTACAAGATGTTCGCGAAGATGAGTCTTGGCAAATTCTGTGCTTGACATGTTTGTATTTTGAAAGCCACTAGTTTTGAGACCCTAAAACGCAAAACGGATTTCTCTATTTTATGAGATATATCTTTAAAGATAATCTTTCGAAAATGTCGAAGGCTGAAATCATGTCTCTCAAGACCGAGATCGCATCCCTCAAGGATGCAATTGGCGAGCTGAAGGGAAGCATTATTGATGAAATTCGCTCGTCTATGACGATCAAGAAAGATAAGCCCGCAACCAAGAAGACCACTAAGGTCAAGGTGGTTGCAGGTGCAGGCGCTCCCGATGAAGAGGAGAAGCCAAAGAAGAAGACAGTTTCTGAGATGACTCCCCTTGAGAAGGCGGAGCGTAATGTGGAGAACTGGAAGAAGAGGCTTGCGACAAACAAGCCCGCATTTAAAGATGATAAGGCCCGCGAGGCACTTGAGGAGAAGCTCAAGCTCGAGGAGGCTACCGTAAGGAAGCTCAAGGATGGTCCCAAGATAGATGAAAAGGAAATTGTCGTACTCACGATCGAGGAGCTTCAGGCTCTTGACGATCTCGATGAGAGCGATACGCCTGGCCACTATTGGGATGCAGAGAATGGACGGACCGTAACAGGCCCGAAGCCAGACCCTAAGGCCGAAATGAAGGACATGAAGTTTGAAGGTGAGACATACTCCGTAGAGGAGCTCACTTTCGCCGTCCACCAAGGTGCATCAAAGGATTCTTTCAAGGGATACGCTGGCGTCGGAAAGTTCAAGGGCATGTGCTCTGATTCTGATGACGAGTAGATACTAACGTTTTTTTTTCTGCGTACGACGATGTTTGCGAGTCCTGCGCTTCTTTCCTCCTTTTGGCTTAGTAACATCCATCGGAGTTACCGTTTTGGGAGGAGTTGTTGGAGGACCTTTCAAATCTTTGGGAGTTTTAGGAGGAGTTGTAGTGTCGCCCATTTACCTAATAGTAAACATCCTTTGCAGAAAACAGTCTCCACCAGAATACTATGAATGGCAGTATAAATACTGGAAATACTCCATAAGTTATCAGTGAAAGAATACCGAACCCCCATTTACCCGAAGATCCAAGCGCTCTTTCGCCGTATTTTGATGCAAGAATAGTGACTGAAAAATAAATCGAATATTTGATAACCATCCAAATACTACTCATCAGAGTTGAAGATACAGATTGGGCTTGTTCTGCTATAGGCGTAACGTGACCATCATCCATTGCAGGAGCAGATAAGTCGAACTTTTTCCCGTCAGGAATAGTGTAACTTGAAGAAGCTCCGTTGATGGTGACATCTACTTTCAAAAGCTTGGGTTTGGCAGGATTCGGATCAGGTATTCCTACCGTACTTGGACTTACAGTTATAGAAATAGAACCGTTTGATACATAGTTCTGAACAGCATCCGTGACATCGGCAAAGTTACCTTCGTAACCGTACTCTGCTTTTACAACTTGAAGACCTGTGGCACTTCTCAGAGGAGGAGCATCAATTTTTAAATAGTTGCCATCTTTTACAGTATCTGTATTAGATCGTCCACCATTAATAGTGTACTCGACAGTCAAAGTTTTAATTTGTCCTGGCGCAGGATCTTCTACATTAAGAGCACTTGGACTTACGACAAAATTAACCTTTCCATCTTTTGTTCTAGCGCTTACTGCAGACTGTACATCAACGGTCGTAGAACCAACTCCATACCTGGCTGAAAGTATTGTGACTCCGCTACTCATATTATACTATGTTTCGATTAAGAACTGAATACTAGCGACGCTACGCCTCCGATTACTCTTAGGTAATTGTAAGACTCTACAAAAATACGTACATTATAAGTGTACTTATATGTCTGTGCGTCTTGTTTGCGAACAACAGTAATAATATCACGAGGGCCGTATAGTAACTTACCGTATGCATCTACTGCAGCTGGATTAACTATAGTTGGATTTGCATTATTTGCAGTGCTCTTTAGAATACAGACTGTAGCATTTGTCTCAAGCAAAATAGTGAATTCAGGTTGCACATAACTGTTTCGCAGAATAGGTTTATTGAACATTGAACCGTTAATATGTCCACTAGGTTGACCTGTATGATGATCTAATGCAAATGAGTAAGAATAAATTCCAGGGATACTCGTGATTGTCTTTCCAGAATGATGTTTGTAATTCTCTATTTGTGAGAAGAATGTTGTAGGTTTTGGAGAAAAGCGATCTTTTCCGTCAAGAACCAAATTTGATTCAAGCAAAATATCTCTTTGCGAAACATTTGTGTTCAGAGCTGATCCTGAAGTTAAAAAATAGGTGCTTTGCAACTGCTGACCATTAGCGTTTGGAGGAGGACGAAATGGATTTTCCCAATTTGTATAATTATCATAGTCATTGAACTGAGGGCGGTCGCTTCTCTGTGCTACCCAAATAAGTTGGGTGCACAAATTTTTCATTAGAACGGGAACATCATTTGTAGGACCGTACTGACCGTTTGCTTGCTGGATATCCATCTGATGAATTATAAACGAATGTTCATTCTTTGCGATATGAACATGCTCTCCGTCCGAAAGGAATATATAATTTGCTTCTACGTAAGGATTTAGGCTCCAAGTTACTAAACTAGTATCCAGAGGCATTGGAGGTACTGTTGGTGTTGGAGGTGACAGAAAATTTGTCATTGTGTACATAGTAGATGAAGAGTCTGGAGCAATTCTCGTTCCAGAATTTGTGAGATTTGGACGAATTTCTCGAACAGTAAATAGTTGGTACATATTTCGAAGTTCTACACGTATGTCTACTTGTGAGTACTGAAGTGCAACAAGAGGAAGTGCGGTTCCAATTTTTTCACAGAACCAGAAATGAAGTGGAATGCTCAGAATACGTCCTGCAATAGAAGGTTCGGCGGGAGACGTTGGAGATGAAATTGCGTGAGGGTACTGATTTACTCTATCAAACGCATTTGCAGGGTCATACAATTCTGGAACATTTCCAACCATCTCATCAAGAATATTTTTCTTGTTAGCATTAAAGTTCAAATCAGCATATAGTTTCATCCATTCTCCCGTATGCGTTACGACTTCTTGACCATTTATCAGTATTGAAACACTTGCTATCATATTGTACCCTAAATTACGAACCCACGCAAATTCATATCCTATTGCTTGAGAGCTTTGATTTAGTTGCGAATACGAAGTAGTGGATGCTACTGGTACAATTGGAGAATAGATATTTGGAATTGTAAAAACTAAATAACAATCGTGTAGCAATTGAGCATACCTTTCTACACGAGCGGTTAGTGTCAGAGTTCCTGACGTAGGAATATTCAAATTATTTGTTCTGAAGGGTAATTGAAAGTGTTCCATTGCAAAATCTGTGTGGCGCTTGTATACCGACCTAAAGTGGGTAAAAGAAGGATTGCCAGTCACCAAATGGTCCTGGGCTCCTTTGTTTACTAATTGCATAATGCCTGCCATTCTTCTTGTTTCTTAGTTCATAGTTTTATGTACATAAACCGAACACTTCTTGCATCCCGTTGTTCTAGTAGTTAAAGTAGACACACTGCAGTCACACAGTCTCGTTTTAGTAAGCTGTTTGCCATTTGCTGTAGTATCTTTCTGCAAGACAAAATCGGCAGTTTGAGAACCTACGTAGGAAATCCAATCACTTGCGGGTCGTTGGATTCGGCTGGGCCCCGTGCGACGAGGAATCAGCAAAGAAGGATTGTATGGAGTTTGAGGAACTGTTGCAACATTAATATCTTCATTACTTGCTACACTTGTCAAATATGATCGAGCACCGCGCAAACGCTGAAGCCGCGTCCAATCTGCTGCGCTAAGTCCACGAGTTTGTGCGCTCACGTTAGATGCCATCTACTCTATTATAGAACTACGTGAGGAAAAAACGTTATTTTGTTAGTTCCAACAAGTTCCCCAATTTGAATGAGACGATTATTATCTTCAAATGCTGCATGATCAAATATCTCACGTGTAACAGTATCCATAATCATAAAAATTCCTTTTACTGATATTCTTTGCAAAGTACGTCCACGTTTTACTAAGTTTTTAGTGTAAAGAGCATCTTTTTCATCGGTCATGTATTTTGGACGATACGCCAAATCTTCCGCAGTAACTGTCGTGTCGAAACGCATACACTGAAGTGTAGGTTCGTTCTTTGTGTGCAGGGTTCGGTGAATTTCGCAATCAATTGCTGCTTGTTTTAGAACAGCCGTAATGCTTTTTATAATCCTGCTTTTCTCATACGCCATTTCATACAAGAATTCATCTGTAGACATGAATACTTCTTTGGGTTCATCACCTTCGTACCGTTTCAGAATCATATCCGCTCTTCGAACCATCACAATGTTAGCTCCTTCTGCAACAATGGACTGTTCTTTTGAAAATACAGTCATGTAAAGTTTCACGGTAACATTACGGTCTGCTTCATCTAATTTATCGTGCGAACGCAGACGAATCGCGCGACCAATAACTTGTTCAATACGTCCTGGGGTCCAGTAAGGTTCCATGACGTAAACGTTTCGGACCTCTTTGAGATCAATACCTTCAGCACCTGCAGAAGAAGCCATGAAGACACAGAGACGTTTTTTAGCCATCACTTCTTTTTTCAGTAGTTCGGGGAAAGTGTCACCGTAATCCCTGCTGAAAATTTGACGAACAAGTTCACGTCTTTCCTTATCAATTCCAGACTTTCCGCCTGTAAATGTTCCAAATGCAGGTTTGTCGGGATCCATTGCAGGATCTTCTTTCCAAACACCTCCTTCTTTAAGAAGTCGGTACTCCTGGAACCCATGCAGTTTCAGAACTTCAGAGAAAATACCGATACCTTCTGCAGTGAGGTACTGAGAATACACAAACTGATTCTTCCACTTATCCTTTTCGCCAATATTTGACTCTATATCTTCAAGTATCTGAAGCATTTTTGGAGAGAACTGTTTAAGACCTGCTTTTGAAAGATACTTCTCGGGATCTTCAAGAAGCTTTTTTACAATATCTATATCTTCATCTCCGTCTTCATTTTCATTCTTTTCCCACTTTGAAGGGCGAAACTCAGCAGGAACTGCATAGTTACACGCCATGCGTGAAACCATACGATATGATCCCATTTCATCATTGAGACCTCCTTTGCGTCTTTTGTTTGTTTCACTCTTTATCTCTTCAGATCTGACAGTAAGGTAACGATTGAATTGGGTTTCGGACATTTCAATTTTCACAAGCGTCTTGTCTTCGTCCAGCCGTTTAGGAAGAAGTTTCTCGTCGGCACCTTTGTAGTAAGAAACAAGACCTTGAATTCGGCGTCCCATCAATAACGCGTTCTTGATTTTGAGACCATCAATGAAAGTTTTGTAAAAATCTTCAAAGTCTGTGGGCAGACATTCCAGGTTTGTTTCAACCATCTTTTCTTCAGGTTCAAACTCGACTCCTCCGAATTTAGTTTGGAACTCGGTTTTCCAACTAGAAGCCCATTTCTTCATATCAGGTTCAAACGGAAAGTCCTTATTATATTTAACAGCAATACGTTCTCCCTTCTCATTATAAACGCTCTCAAAATGTGGAGGGTTACGTGTCAGATAAAATATCCGCTTCACAGAATTGTACTCGACAGTATCGATATCTTTTACGGATCTGAAAAAAGCAGTCATCATAGATTCGTCCCAGCTTACCGCAGACTTGGTTGGAATAGCCAGTTGTTTTATGGGTCCACGCAAAAGATTCATGAGAAAGGATATTTCTTGCGGTCTGTTAACCACTGGAGTTCCCGTTAAGCAAACTACTTTTGTATCGACTGCATTATAAATCATATCGTAAAGTCTTCTCTTGATTTCACGGTCATTCACAACTCCACTAATCAAATTGTGTGCCTCATCAATTACTACTACACTATTATCAAACATATGTTCTTCGGGAAGAACCTTATCAATATTTACGGAAGAGATACCATTATAGTTGATAAAATTGAATCTTGATTCGATAATATTTGCAATCTGTTTACGAATAATCGGTTGCAGGTCTGGATTCTTATCAAAATTTGCAGGCATATTTGGAACAGTTATAAAGTAACGTCCCTCTTCATTAATGAAGCTTTCTGGTATTCCTAGCTTAAAGGCTTTTTCACGCTCTTCTTCGTTATTAGCTTTCTTTTCTACCCAATGACTATCTTCAACATAAACAGGATCTCCCAACTTGCGAATTTCTTTTAAGTAGTTTTCGCGAAGGGATGCAGGTGTCAAGATAAAAACCTTTTTATTAGACATGAGAGATTCGGCTATTCCGATTGAAGCAATTGTTTTACCAGAACCAAGACCATGATATAATAGAAGCCCACGATAGGGTGTTTCGATAGTAAGATAATCTCTGACAAGTCTTTGCTGGGGCAAAAGCTTATCTGGGCTATCTTCTTTTGACTCAATGTCTCGTCGTCGGTACTTCATGAAAACGCGTGTCACGGAGTCGGCAAATGCTTTCCGATTCGGCAAAACGTACATTCTCTACTTATTTTTGGAAAGGAATTGATAATGGAGGAAGTAATTCGCAAAAACCCCAAACTATGGATGGTGGCAATTTATCTTTTTATGGTTGCAGGGTTTCTTTACATCAAGCCAGCTGTAGCTTTCGGAAAAGAAGGTAGAATTCGTCCCTTCGGGGTCGGCTCCCGCGAATCAACTATATTCCCTGTGTGGTGGTGGATGTTTGCTTTTGCAGTAGTTTCTTATATGGGAGTTGTTTACTACCTTGGCTACTCTTTGTAGGTATAAAAAAATGTGTCTGGGTTGTATACTGCATGATCATCCATATACTTTGTCAGAACATCCCATTCATTTGCAGGAAGTACCTTAATTAGCTTATAGTTATTTTCAAGAACATCGCTGTCTTTAGTTATAACATCTTTTGATGGACGAGATGTTAGAGGGTGTAAAGCAATTTCAGGAACAGAGTGGCTTCCAAACTCATCTTCAGCTTCTCTGAAATATTTTTGAAGTTTTCGCGTTTTGCGTAGTTTTTCATTCAGTCGACGAGCATCGTTTGGAGCTATAGCAGCATAACCAACTACATCTGGATATTTTTTAATCATTGTTTCACTAAAGCAGGGATTATAACCTACTCCTTTTTTAGGCAAACATCCTTGTGGAACTTTCGAACACTGTTTCACAAATATTCGCCGAGTATTTTTTGCAATACGAGAATACTTTGAAGGTTTCAGTAACCAGAGAATTTTGATATCTTTTGTGAGCATGTATACTTTTACTGTTTTTTCAGTAGTTACCCATAAATCAAGAGCCATTTTACCAGCCCAAGGATTCGGATAGAAATATACGCTGTAGTTTGGAGTCAGGCATCGTGTGCCATCTTCAAGCTTAACTCCTCGTAAATCATCAATTGGACGCTTAACAATTCTAAATAATAAAGTTCCTTTTGGAATTGTTCGTATATGCAACTTCGTACGTCTGTACGGAATTGTCTCCATTACTTTCATGCAGCAAATAAGCACACAAGATAGAATCCTCTGATCTTGAATTTACGAATTTCAAATTTGGAGAACCTCTCAAAGTTATAATTTGCAGGAAGTTTCAGAAAAACATATTCGGGATGAACTTCTTTCTCCATAACTTTTTGAACGTACAAATCTATCCTCTCAGTTCCCAGGAAAAGATCTAAATCTTTCTTTTCCTTGTAATCAGGTCCTCCCCACGGAGCATCAATGTACATAACGTCAGTCTTTCCATCATAAAGCTTTGTAGAGTCTCCTTGCTTTAATTCTACATTTTTGAGACCAAATACTTCAACGTTATTCTTCAAAGCTTCAAAGTTCTCTGGATTTAGTTCAAATGACTTGACTTCTTTGAAGTACAAAGCAAAAAGAATCGTATCTCCCCCTACATTTCCAGTAAGATCAGCAATTGTTTTTTGCTTCATTCCCTTTATGACTGTTTTCATATGCTTTATTAAAACATCCCCATCTTTGCGTTTGGTTATACTGTATTCTCCTTCAGGAGTCATTTTCAACTTGGTGTAATCAACACCAATTTTGCGGGGAAATAGTATCTCATTTGCTTTATCCAGTTTTCGTCGGCGTGTTTGCCCCATTACTTCTTCTTCTCATTCTTTTCTTCAACTTCTTGTTTTCCCTGTAGTTCTTTTAGCATTTTCTCTTTGAAAGAACTCATTTCACTTGTACTCGCTACACAAGCCGAGTTTTCTGCAGAGTGAACTACATAAACTGTGATAGGAAGAAGAACTAGAAGAATAATGTATGCGCTTCCAAAAGTAGATGCTTTATCAGGAGTTACCCCAAAAGATTCCAGAACATTTGAAAAAGGTGTTCGAATAAATGTATATCTTAAAGAAACGATAGTTATAATTGCAGGTATCATAGCCCACTCGATAGCAAGTAGAAAACTAGCCCAAAAATTTTGTTTTGAACATGTTATTGTTGTTGAAAATAATGATATTATAAGTAAAGCTAATGCTAGACTAGCATACAACATTCCTCCTTTTTTAAAAGCCTGTCCCCAAGATAATTCTTGTGCAAAACTCAGAGGAGATTCTTCCATTGTTATGTATCCACACTTTCATATGTAGCAATAATACGTTCTAGTCCCTCAAACACTTTTATGCGTTCAGTGTAGTGAGGTCTAGTTGAAGCTTTGCAATCAGAAATAGATTTCCATGCTACTTCAGATATTTCACGGCTCTGTGTATTTGTTAATCCTTGTTTCAAATTTATCTTTGCAGAGCTTTTCAAAGTAGCTACAAAATAAGTATGTTGGTAATCTACATTGTTTGTTCCTTTAAAAGTTTCGGTAAGAACTAACTTATCGTGTATTTGGTAAACATCTTTATCAATGTTTGCTTCCTCTTCAAATTCACGAACAGCACAATCTAGATCAGTTTCTCCCTTTGTTCTTCGTCCTTTAGGAACCCCCCATTCTGGATCAGTGTAGGAAGTAGGGTTTGACCTTATTAGTTCTTTGCGATCTATTGTGTTGTACTTTTCTTTAGACAACTCAAATTCTGTTGAACGCGTGTCTCTTCCTGTTCCCCAGAGTTTTGTCCAAAGAGTATCGAAATCCTCTTTTAGAATTTGCTGATGCTCACTCTTGGTCATGTTTTTCAGAAGCATGCCAATATATGCAGGATTGGCAATATCGTACTTTCCACGAATAAACTCCATGTACGCCATAGAATCCTTTCTCTTTACCATAAGAACACCTATGCCTCTAGGGTCGGCAGGAAGTTTAAGAGGTTCAAACGGTCCTCGAATCAACAAAATTCCACACGAAATTATTGGATGCTTACATGCCTTAAAGACATGTCCTCTCTCTCCACAGTTATTGCAAAACATATTGCTTGCGGGCATCTCACTGTTTACTGGTTCGTTTTTACTTCGGCGGTTCTAACAAATGGGAGGTTCTTCTTCTAAATCACCAATTGGAACTCCTCTAAGTATGGGTCTTGATCCAACTAGAGGAACGTATTCAGGAGAATATGTGCAAACTACACTGCAAAGATCACTTGATTACGCAAAAGAATTAGAGAAGAAAAATGCTGCTTGGTCATTCGGATATTTGAAAGGATGGGGAATTGCAATTGGAGTAATACTTCTTTTAATAGCAATTATACTTATCGTCATTGCAATTGTAGATTATTTTCGTTGTAATTTGAGACTTCCTCAAATTTTATTTAATATCCCTGGCCCATGCAATACAGTAACGCCTTCTACAGCTACAACCCCAGAACCAATATATATTATTCAAGCTACTTATGGCGATAATGCCGTACCTGGAACTGTTACTGCTACAAATGTGGATGTTGTTCCACAAGTAAAGAGTATGCTTACAAACAATAATACTTATATTCCAAAAATTACAGTTAATTACAGCGCTTTTAATTTAACTGAAGATCCTTCACCTGCAGCATGTTATCTTTATGTTTCTGCAAGGTTAGGAAGCCAAACTACTACAAAACAATTCAATTTTAAATCGGGTTACCCATTTTCATTAGCTAATAGCGATTTTGGTGTTTCATCATCATCTAGCACTCAAACGCCCGTTTCATCAAGTCGTCCACTTCTTCAACAGTGGTGGTACGGATCTTCTAGCGGAAACTTGATTCCATCAATGTATGACACTACTAACAGTACATCGGTATCTTCGTCACAGGCTCCTATTTCTTCGGAAGGACAAGGGTCTTACGGTGTTCAGTGGTGGATGTTTATTAAAGATTGGAATCACGGTTACGGAAAGGAAAAGGTAGTTCTCAGTAGATCTGATGCAAGTAATGGCGGTATTATGAATCCGAGAGTTACACTGGCTCCAACTGAAAATAACTTGAAAATCGCTGTTTCAATTTTTCCTTCTTCTGAAGGAGGTAGTTCAAAGACCGAACCCGCTCCTGCTGGCCATTCATCTTCTTCGGACGATATCTTTATTTGCGAAGTGCCCAACATTCCCCTGCAATCATGGATTTCTGTTTCAATGACTGTCTTTGACCGTAACTTAGATGTTTACATTAACGGTAATCTTGTAAAATCTTGCTTCTTACCTGGTGTTCCCAAACCTGCAGCAGGAAACATTGATCTTGCAAAAGATGGAGGGTTTTCTGGATACATGTGCGATCTTAACCATTACGGAAAGGCGCTGACTCCCTCTGACGCTCAGGCATTTTACAATGCTGGAACAAGCTGTGCAAACCAATCTGGTTCGTCAGGTGCTTCGGGAGGATATTCTATGAAGTTTGGAGTGTATGATACCAAAGGAAAAGAAGTCAAAGAATATACATTCTAAAATACAATGGGATTAATTGACATAATTATCTTTGCAATTGCAGCTCTTGTGATTATTGGAATTGTAGTGTATATCGTTAAAAATCAAGACAGTAAAGGTACCGTGGTAATAAATCCTCCAACTGATGGAACCAAGGAAGTTAACAGCAATATGACTCTTCCTAAATCTGTTAACCAAGAAAAAGGACTCGCCCTTGCTGTTGCTTCGTGGGTAAAGGTAGATGATTTTGCATATAAATATGGTAAACCTAAAATTATTTTTGTCAAGGGATCTCCTGACCTTTCGGCCATGTGTCCCGCATTATTAATCGATGCAAACTCAAATACATTCTTAGTTAAGCTAGACACCTTTGCAGGAACTGAGATTGTTCCAGTAGGAAACATCCCTGCAAAGAAGTGGGTTCATGTAGCTATTTCTATTGGTCAACATGCGATGGATATTTACATTAACGGTAAGTTATACTTGCATCACACTTTGATCAACCTTCCCAAACAAAATGAAGGTACGTTGCACAGCGGTGTTGGTGGTGGATTCCAGGGCCAGATTTCTCAACTCCAGTACTTCCCTTACTTGCTGACACCTGACCAAGTAAGTACTCTTGTATCTCAAGCTCCTGCAACTTCTCCAAAGACGCAAACAGATCCCGTTCCTCCCTACTTTGATTCTTCTTTTTGGACTTCCCACAAATAAAACGGATAAGGATATCCAAATTTATTAACTGCAAAAATATCATGAGCCATTTTGTGATGGGAGCATTTAACAAAGATAAAAAATATATTCTGCCTCAGAACGCTGTAAAAGGTGAAATTTATCAATGTCCTGAATGTAGTGAAGAAATAATATTAAAAAAAGGAAGTATACGAGCTCATCATTTCTCCCATAAAAAAGATAGTTCCTGTAAACATTTTGATAAACCATCTGAATCTTATCAACATTTAGCAGCAAAACATTTAATAAAAAATACTCTTGAATCTTCAGATATTGTAATCACTAGAGAATGTTCTGAATGTAAAAATAAAATTTCATTTACTTTACCTCAATGCGATAATGTAAAACATTCTGTCGAATTAGAATATCGTTTCAAATTAGATTATTACGATCGTAAGACTCTTAATAAAAAAATAAAAATTGATGAGGATATCAAATGCAAAAAAGTATGTATTGCAGATATTGCTGTTTTAAATAAAGAGGAAAACACTATCTCAAATATAATTGAAATATTTTATACTCATAAAACTGAAACCTCAAACAGAGGAGAACCTTGGTTTGAGTTTGATGCTAAAAAAGTTCTTCTTGCAGAAAATGAGTCTAATAAATTTGACTGTATACGGCAAGGAGAAATATGTGAAACATGTATACCAAAAAAATTCCAAAATTTAATTTTAAATATAAGGTCTATTAAAACATGGTCAGATAAAGATTCAGAGTTTTATGTTCGTTATAAACTTGGACAACGTATTTTCAGTGCTGGAAATTGGAGTGGAGAACATCATAATAAGTTTGACTATCATTGTGAAGATTTAGAAAGTAATCTTGATAACGATAATATAATAAATTTATTTAGTCATTTATTTCGTATATCTGGAAGTAAAAAAATTATCACAAGTGCTTGGAAAGGAACTATGCAAGTTTATTTAGTAGATAAGAATTACAATGCTTTAAAAATATATGGACATTATGCTCTAAGAGATTCTGAAATTGGCGATATATTACCCCGCGGAATTGAAGGAACAGTTCAAGACTTAAAGTCAATATTAAAAAGATTAATAATTTAAGTCATAGCAGCCAACTGGGCCCTTGCCGCCGCCGCCTGACCTGCTTGAGCAGACGCTTTATCATTCATATCTTTCAGCTCTTTCTGTAACTTCAGAACACTCTTGTTTGTCTTATCTAACTCCTTCTTCAATGTTGTAGTTGTAGTTAGATTGACTAGATGTTCGGTAACAAAATAGTCTTTGTTCAAAAATACAACTAAAAATAAAATAATAACCACAGCAGTGAAAATGTATCCTCTGTTCTTCCGAAACATCTTTGTCTTCTAGATACAAATGAGTTCGCAAGGAGTTCCTGGACTTACTGGTTATAATTATCAACCCACTCGCGATGCGTCTGATCGCACGCGTGCTATCAAGGAAGCTATTCAGTATAAAACTATGACATCTTCCTACACTGGAAATACTGCTAGTGAACCTATCTGGATGAAGTACGGTAATCAATTCAAACTTACTTATGACTTTGGAAAGCTTGAGTGCGGTGGATGTACAGGTAATGCGTTTGGTGGAAAGAATTCTACCGTTGGCGGTTCTTGAGAGTTTTCTTTAGCTGTGTTCTAACCTTTTGACGCTGTGTCTTATCCATACTCGTAGGAGTATACGTAAAGAAATATTCTAAAAACTCGCGAGATTCTTTTTTGTCTTTTACCTTTTCCCAAAGTAGTGTTTTCTCAGAACGCATATCAAGTAGTGTCTTCTGTTTTCCTATACAGGTGATTGGAGTCAGTATCTTATTTCGTCGCCTTTCATTACTATTTGCCAAATTTATCAAATGTTCTGCAGTGCATAAAAATCTCTGTTCAGGAACATCTTCTGTAAAATGTTTGGAAGCATACTGTACTGACAAAAAGAATTGAAGCAAAGTTGGAATACTTGCAACATGAAGTCCACTTCGAAGTGCATGATAACTATGGCATGCTTCGGTTTGATAAATGCGAATAATTGTGTGGTTTGTGTGTGGATTATCAATATCTGTATGTGCAGGAAGAAGTTCGCCAAAATTGGGATATTCTTTTTTAACCGATCCAGCAAACATTGAATGGAGCATTTCTCCTATTTTAGTTCGCTCTTCTGGAAGGCAGAGTAAATCTAACGGTAGCATCCATTTATTATTCTTTCCCGATTGCAACATTGATGCATTGAATCCCAGCAAAACTAGTTCATGCTTTATAATGAAATTTTCAACTTCATGTCGAAGTTCTTTTGGTAACATAGATTCTGTTTCTTGTTCGGTTTGCTTAGGACATGTCATTGGATAATGTTTATTCAGAAGTTGTAGTCGAGTATAAACTTTCTTCCATCTCTCTACAAATCCTTTTGGTCTAGATAGTTCCAGATAAACTGCCATTCTTAAAAAGTTTGGAGGAGCATAGTGTATACTATCTTTTACAACGCTGTCTTTCCAAACCTTGTTGAAAATAAATTCATCCATATGCGAAATATCAGCAACCCCAATAAAGTCTGCAAATACTTTATACGTTCCAAGATGCACACCTGGTTTTACTTCTACACTCTCTGAACCACCAGAAGTTAATCGGTCTCCAATCTTTGCCGAATGTGATTGAGGTGTCTTGCTGAAAAAATCATAATCAGGAATATCTTTTGCAGTATTGTAGAACTGATCTTGCTTTGGGAGAAGACTATTGATTGCAGTTCCACCATAACATATGACGGGATGTGTCTGTATAAATCTTTTAACTATTTTTAGAGCATTTTTTAATTTTGGATCACCTGCTGCTTCCTTATCAATAATTTCCTGAGCTTTTCTTGCAGCATCTTCGATGCTTTCCATTGATATAAGTTGGTATTTTTTTGGTTTTATTTTGGCATTTTTTACTAATGGTCAAGAGAGCTGGAAAAGAGTGTCCTCGTAACAGGAAGGGTTCTGCTGATATGCAAGATGATAGTAATAAAGCCCCTCCTCCCAAAAAACCCCGAATCACAACTGATGAAGATACAACTTGGGTAAAAGATGATACTTTGGAAAGCACATCTAGTTCTAGCTCAGAAGAAGGTCAGGCCCCAATTACTCTGAATATTCACATTCATGGAAATATAGAACCAGATGATGATGAAGAAGGCGAAGAGGAAGAGGAGGAGGAGGAAGAGGAGAATGAAGAAGTTAACGAGTTTGTTGAATATTTGATGAACAAATATGTTCCAAAAGAAGATGAGCCGAAACATCGAACCCGATCTTCTGCTAAAAAGAAAGAAAAAGATGAGAAGATTCCAATTCAACTCACAAAGAAAGAATTAGAGTACTACAAGATTCAACCAAAAGAAAAGCAGACCGAATTGTTTCAATTAATGAAACGAATGTCAACACTCAGCCTTACTGATGGAGATATTCCTCCCAAGTTCAAAGTTCTGGAACTTCCTATTCCTGATTATGTTAAATCCAACGTCATCAAGAAGATAACCGCTGTTGAAGAAATGGGTTCAGATTCTGGAGAGTCTTATAAGTTGCGCAGTTGGGTGGACGCATTCTTGCGTATTCCTTTCGGAAAGATCATTCCTCTTCCCGTATGCTTAGAAGATGGTGAAACTAAATGCACAGAGTTTATGGTAAATGCTCGTAAGACTATGGACAAGAGTATTTACGGTATGCTTCCTGCCAAAATGCAGATCATGCAAATACTTGCCCAACTTATTGTGAATCCCAATTCAGTAGGTAATGTCATCGCCTTGCAGGGAAGTCCTGGTGTAGGTAAAACAAGTCTTGCGCGTAATGCGATTGCTGAAGTTATGAAACGTCCTTTTGAGTTCTTTTCACTTGGCGGTGCTTCAGATATTGCAGGCTTTGTTGGTCATTCTTATACTTACGAAGGTTCTATGTGGGGACGCATTGCAGACAGCATTATGCATTCGCGAAGCATGAATCCTGTTATGTACTTTGATGAGCTTGATAAAGTTTCAAACACTCCTCATGGTGATGAAATTATCAATATGTTGATTCATTTGACAGATAGATCTCAGAACACACAGTTCCATGACCGTTACTTCTCTGGCGTTGACTTCAATCTTTCACAATGTCTGTTTGTTTTCTCTTTTAATGAAACTGAAAAAGTTCATCCTATCTTACGTGATCGCATGACTGTGATTAATTGCGGTGGATACAACGAAGCAGACAAGAAAGCTATTCTCAAAGATTACATTTGGCCACAACTTCTTCAGCGCTTGAAGTTTTCCTCTACAGATCTTATTCTAACTGATGAAGCAATAAAGTATATGATTACTGGATTCTCTGCAGATGAAAAAGGAGTTCGCACTCTTATTCGCACTGTTGAAGCAATGATGACACGCCTCAATATGTTGAGAGTCATGAAAGATCCATCAATGAAAGAGTATCCTTTCTATATAGATTATAAATTACCATTCAAACTTACAGAAGAGTCTGTTAAAATTCTACTTACCGATTCGGGTAAGAAAGAATTCGAAAGTTGGAGAATGATGTATCAATGATCAAAAGAATGTTCCTTTTGATAAATGCCATATTGAAAATCCAATAAAGACTGATACACAGCCTATTGCAATTACGCACACTAAAAGAGTTATGGGATCTATGGCAAAAGTTTTAGGTAAACTTCTGTAAATTAAACAAATCCATTTTGGTTTCTATAAGAGCGCCAATTATGACTCCCATAATAATCACAAGTAAAGTCATTACAAGTGCAAATAATTGAGTTTCATTATTGTTATTAGGTTTATCATCATTTTCTATCAATACAATTTCTCCTTTTGCAATACCTTTGATCGTATCCATTCTTTCAGAGAGCTCATCTTTCGGTATATTTTTTACGAGAATCGCAAGATGAAGTAGATCGTTATAAATAATCTCATCAATATCTTCCTCTTCAACAGAAGATTCTACTGACTCAGTATCTTCTGTTGATACTTCCTCCTGCTCATATTCAGACTCAGAGTTATGGATAAAATCTTCATTGCCCATCATGTCTGACATTTTTATTATAAAAATTATAAGTATGCTTAATTCGTTTTCAAATTAAAAACATACTCTTTCAGTACCACCCTAGGTCATACGACCAGTCAATGCGATGCGGTTTGAACGCATCATACTCCCTGAAAAGGAAGTTTGCAAACTTGTTGGGATGGCACTCTAAGCCGTAATAACTAACGGCCCTGTTAAAAGCCTGTTGTTCTTCTCTGTTGAAACTATACCACCTAAGCAGGTCCAACATCTTCTGTTTCATCGCACTCTTGCGATAGTTAAGCATTTGCTGGCTGAGAGGCATCTTTAGTCTTAAAGTCGTTTAGTGCTGTTGCTCTGTTTGACCTTACTTGAAATACACAATGTTAGTGCCAAAAAATCCGTTTTAAATTAAAAATGCGGATGTGGTTTTAATCCCACCACCCTAGATCTTCGTTGTTTCTGTGCCATCCGTAGAAGGCTTCATAGTCGTCAAACATCCAATCGGCGAACTGATTGGGGGAGTTGTCAAAACCATACTCCCCCGCTGCGTTGTTAAAGGCCCTCGCCTGGGCCTTGTTGAGGTTCGAAACACCCATAATATTGCACACCATCTGGCGCATCATCCCCTTGCGGCGATTCCACTCCTTGTTGCTAATAGGCATCTTGTACTCTTAAAGGCGTTTAGTGCTATTGCTCTGTTTGCCTTACTTGAAATACACAAATTTGATCATAAAAATTCCGTTTTTAAATTAATGAAAGACGCTATAGACGCATGGATTAAAACTATCAATTGGAAGATAGGAAATTTTTCACTTCTTCCGATTGCATTTGGTTCAGTGATGGCCATCAATGACGTCTTTATGATGACCTCGCTAAAGTTAGTTCATAATGGAATTATACCTAGCACAATTGGAATTCTATTTTCATTATTGTCTTATTTGATACAGCCTCTCATATTTCTTAAAGCTTTGAACTACGAAGGTATGGCGCAAACAAACTTAGTTTGGAATTTGATTAGTAACATAATTATAACTATTGAAGGTGTATTCGTCTTTGGTGAATCAGTTAAAGGGTTTCGTTGGTTAGCAATGGCCATGGGTCTTGTTTCTTTAGTCTTGTTCGCATATTCAGAAGATAATTAAAAACTATTTAATTAGTTATGAATCTTTATGATTTTACAAGTAACTACAGGTTGTGGACAGTAAGGAAAATTATCCTCACTGCAAAGTGAACCGTCGCTTCCGCAACCATTTTTCATTAAACATTTGCGGTAGTCATTAATATTGTAATTATTCTTATATGCGCAAACTTCTTTATACTGCGCTTCTTGGGTAAACATGATTACTGTAACAAAGAAGCCAATGAATGCAAAGAAATAGAGTATTACTTGCATCATTTTGATTAGTTATTCAAATCTGAATTTCTAATGAAAAATCCGTTTTACTTAGTGTATATGATATATGTTAGAGCGTATGTTCCCAGCAATCCTATGAAGGATGTATACGATGTTTTAATTTTTGATAACTGATCTGCAAGAAGTATAGTAGACCCAATCATAAGAGAATCAGCGATCAGTATCTTCCAAGAGTGTTCAATTGAATATTCTTTGAAGACATCTATCATTTTGTTCTGACCTTTAGGTACACGAAGAATCACTAAATAATAAAATAAGATATCATGAATCAATTGAACTACAATTGCTGTCAACACTAATGTCATAAGACTTGCGCTTGGAAATATAAATTTAGCAATCATAATTCCAAGAACAATAACTAAGCAATCAGAGATTACTGCAACGAAACCAAAGCTTGCATACCATTTGTCAAGAGAGTTACTAAGATTAAAAAATTTACAAATAATTATTGTAAAGAAATCTATCCACACAACAGCAGACGCAATATGAATCAACTCCATTTGTATTACACAAAAGTTTTAAGTTAAAAAATCCACTTGAGCTCCTATCATGATGGCGTAAACGTTAACTCTTTAAGTGTTTTTTCTACTCATGATATCTACTAGGCCTGCATCAGGCTTTTTCGAGGCTCGACATATGCCTTCCCGTAGGAAGCACATATGCTGGGATACAAATCTAGCGCCGCTCTTAGGACTTCCGCGCTGTTTGTTGGTTTGCTAAACCTTATTTACCAATAGCTTCCGCTTTGAACGCAAACAGTCGCAGATTACATTAATTAGTTCTGGACCGTCAGGTGGGTTGCTTGATAGCGTGGCGTAGCATACAGCTACCCGCAATATACAGTCTTGACTGAAAAGAATCCGTTTTTCAATTTTGAATTCCAGAGCGAACCTCTCTAATTGTTTGACGGTTTTCAAAAGTGGGTTGGGTGTGCAAAAAAGATTCGAATTGAGT